AATGCTAATCTTGCGTTCGCCAGACGCAATCGCTTCCAGAAATTCTGCCTGATACGGCAATGGCTCTACGCCAAGCACCTCTTGCACAAATAAAGCAGGCTTCTTGCCGTACCGCTCAACAAAGTCCAGCATTGCGCTGTGATTGTCATTACTCATGGTCAATCACCTTGGCTTTCCGCAGCGCATCCAAATGCAAGTCACCAATGTTGATCTGAATGTTCTGCTGATTGCCACTACCATAGCGCGACTTGTTAAAGCTGGCAGCAATAAAGTTGCGCTGGTGGGCTAAGCCTTTGGCGATGCCAATATCAACCTGACTGACATACTGCAGGTTTTTATCCACAGCCTCATTATCAGGATTGCGTGCAGCCGCTTTTTCATCAGCACGCTCTTCCTTCAACTCAACAAGCTCCTGAAGCGCAAGAGCAGCTTGCACGTCAGCAATCTCAGCTTCAATCTCTTTTATTGCCCTGCCATACTCTTCGTTCTTCATCAGGTTGCGCTGCAAATAACCACGATCCAACCCAAGCTCTTTCGCAATCATTGGAATGGTTTTACCTGAAAGCAATTCCTGCTGCAAAGCTTCAGGGCCACCTCTACTATCAAGGGCTGCAAGAGCAGCTTTCAACTTAGGCTTACCAGCCATACATAACTCCTAAATTAGCCTCGCGTGTACTGTACTAATACTAATAATAATACCTATAGGTATTTTATTATTATTATTAGTCCCAGCACTGTACCGATATTAGTATTACTTTGATAGATTTTCAAAGGCAAAATGAACGCTGCAGCCAGTGAGGAAGAAAGCGTCCATCAGGGAGGGTTTGGACTAGAGGACTGCAGCGCTCAACAAAATGTGTAGCACAAATTTTTCTGTGTGGGAATGTATAATAATAACAGGGGTAGAGGTGGGGGTGTGACGGGGGGGGGCTTTTGCAAGATTGCATACCGTTGCACTGGATTGTACTGCTCAGTATTGCAAGCGCCTGATCCAGTACCAAGTAGAACCAAGCAAAACATAGTTATGCCTAAGCATTGTTATCAAGCATAACTGTTATGTGGGCAAATTGTTATGATGCATAACAGTTATGGAACATCATTGTTATGCTCTATCATTGTTATGTGGGGCAATTGTTATGCATCATAACAATGTTCAGGCATAACTGTTATTGAACATCATTGTTATGCATTATCACTATTTTAATTGAACACCCGTTCAAATAGCTTGATTTAATTGAACAAGTGTTCTATTCGCGCGCGCCCGTGCGCAACTCTGTGTTTCAATGTGCGTTGCGTCCAGCTCTGCACTCACTTCACCAAATCCCGCACAATGAAATACTAAGCAAAGCAATGGTATACCGCGCACCCATGCAAAACCGCCGCGAAACACACGCAAAAGTAGATTATGCCCTGAGAGGCCCAGAGAAGCCCGCTGAGTGCAGGTAAATTTCCCGCGATGCTCAGGTCATAAAATGTCCTTCCCCCTATTTTCTTATCATAGTGATATAAAAGTATATCTCATAGGATAGGTCAGTGGGTCAGAGGTATAATCCTATCAAAATGATATTGTAATGATAATCTATATAGAACAATCTGATTACACACCAAGAAAGGACACAGCATGACACAGACAACTCAATCATTCGACAATGGCAAAATCAAAGTTATTGACTGCGGATATGGCGTAGAGGTTTGCGGCAAAACTTGGTCAGGCTATGATCAATCATTTTGGCTGCAGGGCGATGATTATAACGAATTTATGGATTTCGTTGACAATTACAGCCCAACGCTTTGGGCCTCCTTTGCCGCATACCTTACCGCATATGATTATGACCTACTGTTTGAAGTTATCTACAACTGATTTCATTTGTGGCAGTGTTGAGGCACTGCCATCACATGCAATCAAAACCAAGAAAGGACACAGCATGAAAAACATCACACGCCACACAGGAACGCTGCGCATCGTCAAACGCATGAAAAATTCATATTTAGGCAATCCGCAATTCATGGTTTTCGTTGATGAAAGCGACGAAGGCCACGGTGTAAGATTTCGCACTGCAGCAAACTCTTCACACGCCTACGGCATTGAGAACTATGAAGGACAGCGCGTGACTGTCACAGTTGGCACCCATTACGGTTGCGCAACGCTAAACACGATCACAAGCCACAAAGAGGAAAAACACCGCGCCAAATGGTCAGCGGATGTGAGGGCAAACTTAGGTCTTTGATTTCATCACAGTGCAGCGTTGACGCGCTGCATCATCATGCAATCAAACCAAAGAAAGGACACAGCATGACCAAGAGAGAAAATGTGCAAGCAAAATTAGAAGGCAATCCGCTTTGTGAAGAAAACTACGCGCGGCATTTGTTTTCTATGTGGATAACAGGCTGTTACGGTCAGGAATTGTTTAGCAAACAGCAAGAGATCGTTAAGCGCGATTTTCACAATGAACGCGCAATGCGTCGATTTGTGATCAACGAATTTTGCGACATGCTTGCGAGTGAATGCGATTGCAGCGCAGGTTATGCGCAATCAATCATCGCCGCAACATATGACAAACCAACCCTAACAAAACTAACCGCGCAACTGATCGCAGAGGTGCGCGACTATCACAAGGATTTAGCAGCATGATCAAGCAATTCATTGAGGCAGCAAAGCATGCCACCTTGTCAGATTGGCTAGGTGGCGTGGCAGTAATCATTATTACATTCGCGTTTTTATACGTGACACCATGAAAGGACACAGCATGACCAACACAATCAGCAAAGCATTAGTAAACGCAGACGCGCTTGACCAAAAGTTGAGCGCAGCGATTACGCAGAACGGCGCAATGCAAACTAATATCAAACGCGTAACCGTGCTTGACCATGCAGGCCGCGAGGTTGCTTGCGCAATTATCGAACGTCAAGCTAATGAGCTTGACACCATACTAAACAAAGCGCTTGCGGATGTTGAGCGCCTTGAGTTGCAGCTACGCGATTTGCTGCAACAACAAAGCGACACAGATCGCGCAGAACTAATTTTAACAGCGTTTAAATAAGAAAGGACACGCTATGAATTTTCAGATCGACAATCACAAGGACGCGCTAACCCTTGCCCTGCAATTGGCTGTGACCGCGCCCAATGATGCAATGGCACAAGAATGCCTAGACATGGCAAAAGAATTTGCAAGCCAAATGCCGCGCAAGGACGTTGATATTTGCATGATGGCTGCAGACGTAAATCTTGAACTGATGAAAGGTGGCATGTGATGGTGCATCAGTTGACCTTGAATTTCACGCAAAAACAAATGGACATGCTTTGGCATACGCGCATGAAATCTTTTTGGCCTGAGCAGAAAGACAGGTTTGAGGTTGTCGCGTATCAGGGAGCGGATTTTGCAACGCAGTTTTGGCACATCAGTTCGATCAATCACGAATATCTAAACATGTTTTGGCTAGACACCACTGCAGACACTTTCCTGTTTTGCGCCATGCTTGAGCAATTGAATTGCAAGTGGCTGCACTTGTGGGATTTAGCAGAGGATGGCAGTCACTGCGTTCTGTCAGACTACCAACCCAAATGAAACAAACATTCGCCACAAAATGCCCCGCTCCTGCTAGTCAGGTTGCGGGGTTTTTTGTTTGTCCTGCAAGGAGTGCATATAAGCCACCACAGAGGGCGCTAACTGTTCGATCAGGTACATACCCTGCGAAACAGGTATTACCCCTATCAGGCGGCCTTCTGTGTGGATGTGAACACCATCTGGATGCACGGTCCACACTATAGGTTTTCGATCTGCCATTTTCTTTCCTTGATTTGCTCAATTTCTGCCTCAGTCCAACGCGGCAAATCTGAGCGCAACCATTTGCGACGATTGGCAAGCCCTTCAAGCTCTTCTAGCGTGTGGATGCTTTGCAAGATTTTATGCAGCGGCCTTGCCTTGGCCTCGCCCTCACCGCGCAGCATTTTAACCACAGGTTCGGCTTGCCCAATGTCCTTGATTTGCATCACGTAGTTGTCGCGCTTGTAGGTCAGGCCGTTTGACCCCACCATCTCGCCCGCCTTCTTTAGTGTGGCATCGCGCAGAAATGCTTGCTTGCCATACCCGCCGCAAATCCAGACCTTTGACCCATCCTTTGGCGTGGCGGTAAATAACAGGAAATCGCATCCTTGCTGCTCAGTGTAGGCAAAAATCGAAACGTCATAATAATCTTTGGGTTCGAACGAAAGCACCTTGCTCTTCACGTCCACCTTTAGACCCCACCACGTTTTAAAATCGTGATTGTAGTCTCGCACCATTTCGCCGCCCACATATTCGCACGCCACAATCTCAGCAAGCGCGGCATGCGCATCCCTTGTGCCACGCATCATTGACCCTGCATGGTTCATGCGCTTGGCCTGTTCTTTGGCTGCAGTTCTATGATCTTCAGTTGTCTCAATCTCAATCATAATTCGCCTCACTAATTTAATAATAATGCCTATAGGCATTTTATTATTATTATTAGTTGTTAGTGCGCGGCTAATATTTCGCTAATAAAACTAATATTTACCGCACCTAAGTCCTTGTTTTTGCTGCTAATGTCATTATTAGTCAGCGTCGAACGGGTCTTTCAACATGCCATCCTTGTCGGTGAACCAAATTTGGCCCTCATTTGCGGCAATATGACCACCCTCAAGCAAGCCATTTACCGCCTGTTTATAGGTTTGGCTTGGGTTGGTTGCGCCCACAAGTTTGCCCTTAAAGTGATCCTTGATGGTTTCCTCTGGGATGCACCAGAAGCGACCCGCGTCAGGCCACCCCGCCCCTGCAGGGTTTGGTTTGCCGACACGCTCACCGCGCAACTGATAGAATACCTTTTTGAATAACAGTTGCTGCTTGCCAGTGATCTTTGTCTTGCGCTTTTGTTCCATCTCTTCGCCTGTGGCTTCGCGGATGGTGCAAGTTGTGATGGGATCACCGTCATCATCTTCACCCATCGTTTGCGTTTCCAGAATAAAGTTGAAAGATTTGCCCACTTCCATGTCGCGTTGCTTTGTTGCAACGGCTGTTCTAACGCTCATCTCTTCGTCAAGCGTTAGTTCGATCTCTGTATCTGCTGCCGCCTTTAGGCTTGACGCGCCACGCACGCCCTTCGATGCATCTTTTCCAGAGTGCGCCACCATTTGCACATGAATGCCAGTTTCAGCACGCAGAGTGTCGCAATTTGCGACGAATTGCGCCATTTCGCTGTTATCGTTTTCGTTTAGCTGCCCTTGTGTAGCGCGGCTAATTGTATCGACCACGATCATGCGCACAGGCCCAAACTTCTTTGTCATCTCTTCCAAGATTGCTTTGACCCGCCCCATGTCCTCTTCGCTGTTGAACAGGTTAATAGGTGCGGCACGCATCGCTAGGCGCACGTTTTTATGTTCTGGGTATTTTTTGCGCAGCGCAGCGATGCGTGCTTGCCATGATAGCCCGCCCTCAGTTTGCAGGTAAAGCACAGGCCCACCGCGCACTTTATTGCCCTGCCAAGGTTCATTTGCAGCAACGTGCCACGCCATGTCTTGGCAGAAAAAAGTCTTACCCACATTTGACGCGCCATACACGATTGACATGCTATCGTCGCTTAACCATCCCTTGATGATGTAATTTGCGCTTGTCGAGATTTGCACGTCATCAGGAAAGCACACATCGTCTAGCGCGGATTTTGGCTCTAGCTTTGTCCTTGTGTGCTCTGGGCCGCGCGCTACGAAAATGTCATTCCAATCGAAACCCTCATTGTCAGGCAAGACGTGCGTCACGCCAAACATCTCGAAAGCCTTTTCGCATGCCTTGCGACCTGCTGCG